CCCAAGCTGGACCGCTTTGCCAGAGTGCAAGCAACTTAACTTCCTTGAAAAGCAACTCGACTCGCTCGCTGAGATTCATGCGTTCCCTCGCATCTTGATCCCCGCCGGGTTCGATGGAGACATCGACCTCCGCGCCGGTGGCGTGACCTACTTCGACCCAAACAATCCGCAGGCCACACCGAAAGAGTGGGGAACCGGCGGACGCTACGACATCGGCGTCGAGCGGGCGGAACACAAGCGCAAGGCGATCAACGAAGCCTTCCATGTGGACCTCTTTCAAATGTTCGCGCAGTTGCAAAAGCAGATGACCGCCCGCGAAGTGGCCGAACGCGCCAGCGAGAAACTCATCCAATTTTCCCCAACATTCGCCCGCCTCACGACCGAGCTATTCAATCCGCTCCTTCGCCGGGTCTTTGCGATCTTGGCCCGTGCTGGCAAGTTCCCACCGCCTCCGCAGGCGCTCCAGATGATCGGAGTCATCCCGGAGCCGGATGTCGCCTACAACTCGCGAATCGCGCTTGCGATCAAATTCCTCGAAAACGCCGCCTTCATTCGCACCAGCGAGATGCTCCTGCCTTATGTGCAGATCAAGCCGGAGATGCTCGACAATTTCGACTTTGACGAGATCACCCGCGACATGGCCCGCAACGATGGACTGCCTGCCCGCTGGCTTCTCGACGAGGACATGGTCGCGCAAACCCGTGCCGCCCGCGCCCAAGCCCAACAGCAAGCCATGCAGGCCGAGCAGATGGAGCGGGCCGCGAGCGCCCTCGGCAAAGCAGGCAGCGTGAAGCAGGATTCTGCTCTGGCCCAAATGCTCCCCGGCATGACCGCATGATGGCCCCCGAAGACAAAGCCGCAGCCCTCCGGCGCGAACGCGAGCGTCAGAAGATCACGAACGCCTACCACCGTGTCTTCGCCAACAAGGACGGCCAGATGGTCATCGCTGACATGAAGGCGCAGTTCGCCACCGACTCGCAGGTCTTCCTGCCTGGTTATGATTTCAATCCTGTGGTTGCCGCCCTGCGCGATGGCCAGCGAGGCGTTGTCCTTCACATTGAAGCGATGCTCCGCAGGCCGGTCCTCGCAGACGGCGACATCGAAGCCCCCAAACGCAAAGTGAAAAAATGAGCAAGAAACCCGATTCCAAGCCCGCACCGAAAAACATCCCGCCCGCACCAGAGATGGAGCAGATGCTCGGCGACAAGACGCCCGCCTATGTCGAGTGGATGCGCGACCATCATCCGCAGGAATTCGCGATCCGCTACGCCGGACGCCGCACCCATCTTGGCTACCACCCGCATCCGTAGGCGTGCAGTTTTGACTGATACCATTTATGGAAGACACCATCAACACCTCCGGCGAGACCTCGCTTCTCGCCGCAGCCGATAACGCAAGCGCCTCTCCGGAGGCACAGGCGCAGCCCACCGCTGCGGAAACTACGACGCAACCCTCGACTCCTTGGGTAACCCCGGACGGCACATTCGGAGAAGGGTGGACGAACAACCTCCCGGAGGATTCTGCTGCCTACAAGGACACGCTGGCGAAATACAAAAGCGTTCCCGACATGGCCAAGGCGCTCGCCAACGCGAATGCCCTCATCGGAAAAAAGCTCGGCGTCCCAAACGAGAAATCCTCGCCCGAAGAGGTCGCCGCATTCCGCCGCGCCATGGGCGTTCCGGAGTCCCTCGACGAATACAAGCTCGCTCCGGAAACCCTGCCGGATGGCATGACATGGAACGACGACATGGCGAAGCCCTATGCCGAGATCGCGCACAAGCACGGCATCCCGCCATCGGCCATGAAGGAACTCGTTGCCCAACACGCAAAGACCGAGATGTTCAAGATGGAGGCCATTCAAGCCACCTTTGAGAAGCAACGCACCGAGGCTGTGCAGACGCTTCAAAAAGAGTGGGGGAATGATTACGGAAAGAACATCGGCCTCGCCAAGCAGGCCGCGAAGATTGCCAAGGTGGATGCGAACTCGCACGGGTTCAGCGATCCCGAAGTCGTTCGCGGATTTGTCTGCATGGCGCAAATGATGAGCGAGGACAAGGTCGGTCGCTCGATGGGCGGCACAGAGTTTATGACCGGCGCAGCCCGCGCCAAGGACATCATGTCAAATCCCGACAACACTTGGCACAAACGCTACATGGAAGGCGACCGCGAGGCCGCTGCATTGGTCAGATCTCTGCTCAAGCAGGGATAAAAAAACTGCGGGGTAGTGAAAAGGTATCACACCAGTTTCATAATCTGGAGTTCTGAGTTCGATTCTCGGCCCCGCTAATTTTTTAGAAAAAAAGTTTTGACTGATACCGCACGGGCGGTAATGTCAACTTCGTCAGAGCAGACACCTCCTTTGTGAGCCTGCTCCCTAATACCCGCCGTCGAAGACCCCAATCGGGACACTCGGAAGCGAAGGGAGCAACAAACCATCAGTTTCGACTGATACCCAACTCACCAAAAACCAAAGGAGACTAAAATGGCCGATCAAAACGGAGTTCTGACGAACATCCCCAATCACTTCACCACCCAGTTCGATCACAACTGGAAACACCTCGTTCAGCAAAAAAACAGCAAGCTGAAAGAATATGTCACCCTCGATTCCATCGAAGGGAAGGAGAAATCCTACAACCAGCTCGACGCAACCTCCATGACGCAGATCACGGATCGCTCCCGCGACACCCGGATCACCGATCAAGCGATGGCCAAGCGTTGGATTCGCCCGCTGAACTACGACTGCGCCAAACTCGTTGACGAGTTCGACGAGCAGTTCCTCGGCGAGGTCGTGCTGCCCACCAGCCCGATCATCCAATCCCATGGCGCAGCCTACGCTCGCACTTGCGACAAGATCATCATCGACGCCCTCGGCGGCACAGCCTTCACCGGCACGACCGGCACGACGGCCACCACCCTGCCCGCAGGCCAGAAGATCGCAGCCAACTATGTCGAAAGTGGCGCAGTCGCCAACTCCGGCCTCACCATCGCCAAACTCCGCGCAGCGAAGTTCCTCTTCGACTCCAACGAGGTGGACGAGGAGGAGGAGCGCATCATGGTTGTGTCCGCCAAGCAGTTGCAAGACCTGCTCCGCACGGTCGAGGCGACATCGGCAGACTACAACTCGGTTCGCGCCCTGGTTGACGGCACTTTGAACACCTTCATGGGCTTCAAATTCCGCCGCAGCCAACAGCTCCCGCTGGCCACCGATATCCGCTCCTGCTTCGCGTATGTGAAGAGCGGCGTGATCCTCGCCGAGCGTGGACTCAAAACGATGATGGATGTCCGTCCCGACCTCTCGCACTCCCTTCAAATCCGCTCCGTGGCCAGCCTCGCTGCTGTCCGCATGGAAGAGAAGAAAGTCGTCGAGATCGCCTGCGACGAAGTCCTCTAAGTGTTCATACCCCGCTGGCAGACCGGGAAATGTCTGCCACCCCATTTTTTCCAATCTGTGATCTGACCGCGCTTCAATGACAGACATCCAAATCTGCAACCTCGCTCTCGCCCGACTCGGTGATTCCCGTATCACCTTGCTCTCCGACACGACCGCACAGGCGCAGTATTGCTCGCTCTTTTACGCGCAGACTTTGGAAGAACTCCAGACGGAGTTCGACTGGCAGTTCTGCCGCAAGCTCGCCTCCCTCACTGCCGACGCGACTCCCCCGGCCTTCGGCTACGCCCGCCGGTTCGCTGTTCCCTCCGACTTCCTGCGGCTGATCCGCCTCAACGGAATCGACGAGGATGAGAATTTTTCCAAGTGGGAAATCGTGAATGGATTTATCCACACCGATTTCGCCGCTCCCGCCCAGATCGAATACATCGCCCATGTCACCGATTCCGCGAAGTTTCCGGCGGTCTTCGTGGAAATCTTCTCGGCCAAGCTCGCCGCGAACCTCGCGCTCCCGCTGACCGGCAGCAAGGAACTCTTTGTCCACATGTCGGAGGTTTTCTCCTCCAATGTCCAGCGCCCCTCGGTGAAGGCTCTCATTCTCGCCACCGCCAAGGACCGCCCGTCCAGCACGCTCACCGAGGACGAACTTTGCCGTCAAGCGATCCTGCGCGTGGGAACCGCCGAGCAGTTCGGCCCCTCCTCGCAGGCGATGCTCCTTGCCAAGTCGCTCTACCCGCAGGTGCGCGACTCTCTTCTTCTCACCGGATCGTGGACATGGGCGATGAAGTCCACCACGGTGGCCGAGAGCCTCCCGCGCCCGGAATACAAGTGGGCCTACCGCTACGCGATCCCGTCCGACTGCCTGCGCGTCTTCCGGGTGAACGATCAAGACTACGCCACCGGCGATGCGGCGTGGGAGGTCTCTGGCAACTTTGTCCTCTCTAACGCCGACTCCGGCGCTCCCGACTGGGTCGTTGGCCGCGCCTACGAGGTCGGCAATGTCGTCAGCAGCGCCTCGGCGGTTTATATCTGCCGAGTCGCCAGCACGACCAAGCAACCCGGCGTCACCTCCGGCTGGGCCACGGATTGGGATGTCTGGCTCGGCAGCGCCATCACCTTGGAGTATGTCCGCAAGGTCACCGAGGTCACCCTCTTCGACTCGCTCTTCATAGACCTCCTCACGGCCAGCCTCGCCTCCAAGCTCGCCGTCCCTCTGACCGGCGATGCCAACAAGGCCGCGCTTCTCGCCAAAGAAACCGACATCCTCGGCAAAAACCCCGCCATGCGCCGGGACAGCACCGAGCGCAAGGGCCGAATCAAGCCCGCATGGATGAGCAGCAAGCTCGTCTCGTCCCGCAATGGCGGCGACGGCATCGAGGCGCAAGCCAAGGCGAGCGGTCCCGGCGGGGGAGTCAGCTACCCCTCGCTCCTCGTTCAAGTCGGGGATGTTTCAGCCGTCTCCGGCAATACACAGCCATTCGTCACCAACTCCGGCACAGGCAACACCGCCGTTCTGAATTTTGGCCTCCCGCAGGCCGGTCTCCTCTCCAGCGCCAAAACCACCCTCACCGGCAACGGCACGCTCCGCACTTTCACGATTTCCGGTCTCAAGTCCAGCGATCCAAACCATGTCATGGTCGCCATCAAC